CCACGTCAGCCGACGCGATTGGCTGGGCCCCGTCTTCGGCGGATTGGTCGCCTTGCTGAGGATGCGTTTGGTCTCGGCGTCGTGGGCGCGTTCTTCGGCCGTCCCGAATCCGAAGCGGCCGTTGTGCACCGGGATGTTGTCGAGCACCATCGCCAAGACGATCAGCGCACCGATCGCCAGAGCCACGCCGATCCCAATCTTCTGGCCGACCCGGGCGATCGTGGACGGACTCGGCCCGGGTGGCGGGTTAGCGGCGGGTGTGCTGCTGGATGGTGGCGACGGGGACAAGTCGCGCTGACAGTGCTTGCACACGATCGCGGCGTCTTGAATCTCTTCGGCGCAGTACGGACAAGCTTTCATGTCGAGCTCCAGTGCGATTACAGCTGTGGGCCGACGCACGTTCGTACGAAGAGTCCGCCGACGAACAACAGAAGGAAGATCGCGACGCCCCATTTCGCCGTCGTCGAGATCCAATCGGCCTGGCGCACCTTCACAACGGCTGGCGCCCGCCCCGACAAGTCACGGCCGCAGTGCTTACAGACGGTCGCCGCGTCTTGGATTTCTTCGGCGCAGAACTGACACTTCTTCATGAACGGTTTATCGGCCCGCCGGCTACTGTGTGCTAGCTGTCAGTTTCAGCAGCTGAGACGTTTCATCAGGTGAGACAGCGGGCAACTTTGCGGGCAACTTTCGCCCCCCGCTTTTGGGTACTTTCAGACAGTTACAGACAGGCTCCGGCGACCGCCTCGCGCCCGAAAATCCCTCGAATTCGGCCAATTTCGCCAATATTTTCACGATTTCGAAGGGGAGCGGGCTACGGGGATCGAACCCGTGTCCGAGGCTTGGGAAGCCTCTCATGCTCGCCGTAAGTATTTGCGTTGACGCCACTTCTTTACGGCGGGCAACGGCTTGGGCAACTTTCGCGGGCGCAGCCTGACGTCGGTCGACTTTCGCTCGGCCTCGTCGCGAGGCTGTTCGAGACTGGCGGCCCGCGCCGCGCTGACCGTGGCGATGGCCGCGCGATCGACGTCGGCATGCGCGCCGAGCGCGTACTGCGCCGTCACGATCGATCCCTCGACGTGCCCGAGCAGCCGGCCCACCGTCGGCAAATCGCCGGTCTTGCGATAGAGATCCGTGCCCATGCTGTGTCGCAGGTCGTACAGCCGGACGGCCGTGTGCGGGCCGAGTATGCGGCGTGCGGCGCGTTTGAAGGATCGACTGATCGTTTCCTCAGGTGGGAATTTGCCCCAGACGTCGGCCCCATCAATCGCCACGAATGCCGCGATCGCCTCGGGCGCGAGCTCCAACCAATACGGGTCTCGGCCTTCCCCCTTGTCACGCCAGGGCATCCGCATCCGCGCCTGCTGCGGTTCAAAGTGCGGCCGTCGCAGTTTGAACAATTCGGCGGGCGGCATTCCGGTATGCAATAACGCGCGCGCCGCGAGCTTCGCCAGTGACGCCTGGCGAATCCCTTTCTTAATCGCGCGCGTGTCCGGCATCGCGTCGATGATCCGCGTCAAGGTCGGGAACTCGACTGAGCGATCGATCGGATGCCAATGGGCCGGTTTTGTCGTCCCCGTCACCGGGTTATAGCCATCGTCCCCGTTGATCGTGACGAACAGCGATCGCAACGCCGTCCGCCGGTGATAGACCGTGACGCTCGAGAGGCCGGCGCGCAGCCAACCTTGCAGTACGCCTTCGACGTCATCGCGCGTGATCGACGCGAGCCGGCGATCGCGGCCGAGCGCCTTCAGCCACAGCTTGAGATGCGCCGCGCGTTCATCGATCGAGGCCATCGCCGCAATCTCGGGCTTCTTCAGGTAAACGTTCACCTTCTCCTCGAACGATCCGGCGATCACGCGACGGCCGCCGTACCTCGTGACCTGGTCCTCGAGCCATTGCTTGAGATCCGCGATCGGCGTCTCAAGATCAAAGGTCTCGCTGTAGAACTGGCCATTGATGCGGATATAGGTCTGCCACTTGTTCCGCTTGCGGCGAATGCCTTTGAGTTTGCGAGTCATGGATCTGAGGTCCTCACCGACGTTTCAACTTCGCCAATGGTTCGCGACGCGACGTCATCAACGCCGTTTTCGGAATCCGAATCAATTTGCCGAAGCGGCAGTGGGGCAACGCGCCGCTCTTGATCAGGTTGTAGATGGTCGGGCGACTGATTCGCAGAAACGCGCGCGCCTCATCCGGCGTGACCATGTCCGGCAGATCGTCAAGATGCGTGATGAACGTCGGCCCTGGAGCTTCGCGCTTCATGCGACGTCTTTGCCACCGTTCGGCGGTTCTGACGTCTCATCCCGCGTCTGCGCGATCTGCGCCGTCAACGCCTCGACGTGACTGATTTCTTCCGGCGTGAATCGGGTGAGCCGATCCTGAATCCGTTGCCGCAGCTCCTCGACGACGAGCGTGAGGACGCATTGTTCGATCGCCTCGACGATGCGACCGGGACGCGCGGAGGGCACCAGAATTTGAATGAGATCGATCAACCGCCGCACGCTGGCTTGGACCGTGGCCGCATCCGCGTCGGGACTCCGATTGGGCATACCGGGGGCATCCTCTTGAGGCCGATCGATCTGGCGAGAGACGGGGACGAGAAACTCCAGTAACGAAGAGCTCATGACATGACCTTGAGACGTCGCACGGCCGGTCGCGCGCGGACGCTCGAGACTTTGGCGGCGGGCGGTTTGGGCAGCGTGGTCACGGTCGTCTTCACGTCGGCGGCCGTGGCCGACAGGTGGCGTTGCGTAGTCTTGAGGTCGGATCGCGACCGTTGAAGGGCGGCGTGTGAGGCGGCCACGGCGCGCATCGTCCTGGTTACCGCCTGCGAGTAGTTCCGTTTCCGAGTCGGCACGCTGTCGTCTTTGACGAGATGGAGCGCGACCGCACGGCGACAGTGCGGGATGGCGAAGAACAGGTCCGCTTGCGTCTCGAAATGGGCCTGGACATCATCGGTGAGGGCCTCGAGTTTTTGGATCAGCCGCCGCGAGAGCATCAATACCTCCTCCGCCGGGTGTTTCGTCCACTGAGGATTTGCGAAAAAAATCAAGCGTGTTAAGCAGGATGGCCTTCTGCGCATCCGTCAGACGCGTCCAGCTTTCCAGCAGGGTCACGAACTGCGGATCGAGCAGCGCGCGACCGGCCTCAGTGATTTCTTGGAGTGCCCAGATGCGGTTCTTCAATTGGCGTGGCGCGTTGTGGTACCACGCCCCGATTTCGTAGTCCTCCTCATTCCAATGCTGGATCCGCCGATCCGTCTCCTCGACTTCGAGGCGATGGAGGGCAATCCCCAGCGCCTTGGCAATCGCCTGCAGCTTGTCGGAGTGGGTCACGCGGGAGCCGTCCTCACAGCCGCGCAGCGTGGTGATCGTGATGCCTGCTTTCTTCGCCAGCGTGGTCCGATTCCAGTTCTTCAAATTCCGAAAATGCCTCACGCGTTGTCCTACGCGCGTCAGATCGCGCTTCACCATCTCGGCATTGTTGGAGCCGTCGTCTGGCGCTACAAGGCGAGGCGCTTCAGGGAACAATCGCTGTTCGGCCAACGCACGAAGTTTTAGCCTCGTTCTTGACATTTGGCAACGAGGTAAGAATAATGCGCGATACAGGCAGAACACAAGCAATGGAACTAAAGAAATTTCGCAGAATTGCCGGTTTTAGCCAGGAAGAATTAGCGGCGCGGTCCGGCGTCGATAAAGGTGCCATCTCGCGCCTCGAACGTGGACTGAGGCGCGAGCCCTCTTACGAGACCGTCGTGCGCCTGGCCCGCGCGCTCAATCTCGAACCAGAAGAATTGGTCCCCGTCGATCTGAAAGCGGGCGGTGTGCGTAAACGTCGGCGCGCCGTCACCGAGGAGGTCGCATGATCCCGCCACGCTGTTATCTCGTGCGCGATCTCTTGCCGATGCTGAAGCTGTCGCGCGCGAGCTTCTTTGATCTGCTGAAGCGGGGCAAGCTGCCGTTCCTCGAAGAGCTCAAGCCGCGCATCGGTGGCCGGGCGCGCTACCGCGCCGACTTGGTCGATCGGTACCTGGCCGGCGAGTGGGGTCTCCCGCGGTCATTTAGCTCCCATCGCCGGAGCGCGTGAAATGGTCCCCGAACTCGATCCGATCTGGCGATTCGCCTATTGGCTCGTCCTGGTGATCGCGATCGGCGTACCGACGTTCTTGACGGTGGTGATCGTGCTCGACTACCTGCGCGAACGGCGCGCACCCGAACCGCGCCGCTCGGCGATTCGATCCGGTCTGCGATCACTCCCGAAGCATCCACCACCGCAGTAGTTCCCGACGTTTGGAGGCCTGGCGATCATGTCCCCGATCGACACTCAGTCGGAATCCGTCACCGAGGAGCCGCCGGACGCGCTCGAACTGCGCCGGCCGGATGTCCCCGTCACCCTCGCCGAGCTCGCCGCGCGCAAGGGCGAAGCGATCGAGATCCTCGAGGCACGCATCGAAATCTTGCGGATGCTGCACAAGGCGGCGCTGCGCGCGATCGCCCCGGAAGATGTCCTACTCTTCAAATCCCCCGACGAGCAGGGCGGCCAGATCACGGGGTACCTGCAGGACTGCGGCGCTGAACGCGTCCGCGATTTCTTCGGGATCGAAATCTTCGGCGTCAGCGCGCCGGAGAAAATCCTCACCAACGATCCGGCCGTCTTCCACTACATCATCCGCGGCTCGGGCCGCTGCAAATTGACGCGCCAGACGATCGAGGCCGTCGAGGGCGGGCGCTCGTCGACCGACGACTTCTGCAAGGACAAGAAGGGCGCCGAGCTCGAGCTCGCCGTGCGCAAGGCTGCGCGCGCCAATCTCGACGGGCGCATCGTGCGCGAGCTCGCCGGCCTGTCGAACATTCCCGCCGACGACCTGCGCCAGGCGTGGGAGGGGACTTCGAAGAAGGTCGAGCAGTGCCGCCGCGGCCGTGGTTTCGGTACGCGTAATGAGCGGCTCGGGGCGACGAGCGAGAAAGCGCCGGACGTCGATCCGCCGGTGTGTCCGCACTGCGGCACGACCGGCGTCTACCGGCCGGCGACCGACAAGCGCCGTGCGTTCTACGGGTGCCCGAAATGGGAGAGCCACAAAGACAAGAAGTTCATCGTCGATGCCGAGCAGTGGGTTGCGAAGCAGCAGAAGGCGGACGCCGCGCGGCCGACTCGGAACGGCGGTGGGACCGAGGCCGCCCCAGCTTCGGGCGCCGGGACTGAGGATCCGCGCGGCGCCCCGCTGATGGCGGAGGACGTGTTCAAGCGCGAGCCGGGCGAGGACGGCTGATGACTCGCCAGAAATTCGTCCAGATGATTCCTGTTACTGGCGAGTGGTGGGTCGTCTACGTTCAAGGCTTCGGCCGCTCAGATCCGATTCCCGATCAATTGGATGATCTGATTTTCCGATCTCGAATTATCGCGTGGGCGATCTATGAACGATGGGAGGAAGATGCATTCGGGCAAAGCGATCGCCACGGCCGCGAAAGTCTGATCGCGGCCGTTAGCCTCGAAGGAACCTGTTACAACCTCGTTCCTGACTTCATCGACATCGTCGATGAAGACAACGCCCAACTGATCGGTTATTTCACGACAGAAGATCTGCAGCAAACCGAAACGATCGCAACCCTCAAACACGCCGCCGTCGAGAAAATCAACCACGAGCGCGAAACGCAAAAAAAGAAGGAGGCGAAGGCGATGGGGTGAGCCGATTTCCGCAAGCCAAGCCGACAACACCGCCGCCGCAACTCAGCGAACTCAATGATGAGGAGCGCGACGCCTGGCACTGGATGACGAGCGGGACCGATTTCGACTGTCATGTTATCAATCTGACGCCTCGACTCGCTCGATTGTTGATGACTCGTGTCGGCGATAACCGGAAGCCCAAGCTCGCGACAATCTCTCGTTATGCCCGGGCGATTTCGAGCAAGCAATGGCAGTTGACACATCAGGGAATCGGCATCTCGACACGATTCGAAGTCATCGACGGCCAACATCGCATTCAAGCCGTCATTGAAGCGAACACGATGATCGAAGTTCTGGTCGTGCGGGGAGTGTCTCAGGACGCGATGTTAGTTCTCGACAGCGGTGTTGTTCGTAGCGATGCCGATGCGATACGTATTTCTGATATTGGCTTGCGGGACCTCGAGGCTGTCGAGGCTAGCGGTGCCAAGCGAATGATGCGGGGAGCGCGGCAATTCATGAAAGCTGTCTCCCGTGAGGATCTTCGGAAGTTCATCATCCGTCATCGCGCTCCGATCAAGTTGATATACGCCGCGCTGTGGAAAGATGGCCGCATCCCAAACATCACACACAGCGAGATTCTCGCCGTTCTGGCGCGCGCGAGCTATCACTGTCCGCCGGATGACTTGATGGCGGTCGTGACCTTCTTAGCGACCGGGAAGAGCGAAGGCGATAGCGACCGATACGAACCGCTCCTCGCGTTGCGTGAGTGGCTCATCAAGGCAACAACAAAGCAATTAAAACATCGATACGGTAAGACATCTCGAGCGGTTCAAGCCTTTATCAACCGCGAGAAGTTGGGGCGGCGCCTGGCGGAATCTCGAGAGGAGATTTTCCCATTACCTGAAGAAGAGCGCCGCGATGACGATCTCTAACGTAAATCCCGCCGAGATCGCATCACGCATCGGCGACTCGTGGGCCGCGCATCTTTCTCGCTCACAGCGTCCAGCGACGCCACACGCCCACGTCTACGCGTCGGCCTGGCGCAACTGCGATCGCCGTGTCGTCTACGAGATGACGCGCGCCGATCAACTCCCGCCATGGCCGGCTGACACCGTCGCGAGATTCCGCCGCGGTGACGATCGCGAGCGTGACCTCCTCGCCGATCTCACGCGCATCGGCAGAGACTCTGAGCCGCCGTTCAAGGTCATCGGCCAACAAGAACGCTTCGAACTCAAGGACCACAAGAGCAGAACGGCGATCGTCGGCAAAGTCGACGCGCGCCTCGAGATCGACAGCGTGCGTGCGCCGCTCGAGGTCAAGGCCTGGTCGCCGTACCTCGTCGAACGCATCGAGACGTTCGCGGATCTCTTCGAGAATCCCTGGACGCAGAGCGGCGGCTACCAACTATTGAGCTACTTATACGGCGCCGGCGAGCCGTTCGGTTTCCTCCTCCTCGATCGGTCCGGCCTCCCGCGACTTCTGCCTGTGGAACTCGAGGCGAATCTCGATCGCATGGAAGCCTTCCTCGTCAAAGCCGAGCGCGCGCTCGATCACGTCCAGGCCGGCACGCTGCCGGACTATCTCGACGACCCGAGCGAGTGCCGGCGCTGCCCGTGGTACGGCCACACCTGCAATCCGCCGCTCTCGGCAACCGGCGTCGAGCTCCTCACCGATCCCGAGCTCGAGGCGCAACTCGAACGGCGCGAAGCGCTCAAGGCCGCCGGCGAGGAATTCAACCATCTCGATCGCGATCTCAAATCCCGGCTCCGCGGGGTCGAGTCCGGCCTCGCGGGGCGTTTTCAGATATCCGGCCGCTGGGGGAAGCAATCGCGCCTCGAGCTGCCGGCCGACCTCAAGAAGCAATACACCGTCAGCGATCCGAAAGGCCGCTTCACGCTGGAGATCACCCGGCTATGAGTCGTCAGCAATTGCTTACGCGTGACGAGTTCCAGCATTACGTCGCGAAGGCGCAGATCAAGCTCTTCGTGCGGCCCCCGTACGCCGTCGTGCCCTGCACGTGCGGCGACATCAACTGCCACGGCTGGCGCTATGTCGAAGTGCGACGACCGCTCGCCCCGATCAGATTGAACTCGTTGTTTTCGATGAGCACGGAGTCCCTGTGAGTCGCGAAACACGGATCCAGACCCAGCGCGCGATGAATCGGTCGCGGCAGCTCCTCAACAAACACCGCCACGATCACGCGGCTGACGAAGCGCCGCGCCAGCAAGGCTGCATCGGCCAGGTAACCAGCCTCCATCCCGAGAAGGGCTACGGCTTTCTCGTCTACGCCGGCCAGCAGTACTTCTTCCATCGCGACGACTTTGTGCAGCCGGCGGACTTCGATCAGGTGCTCGCCGGCAGCTACGTCACGTTCCACCCACGGGAGCGCAGTCCGAAAGGGCCGCGCGCCGACCAGCTCGAACTCGCATGACGATCGACGAATTCGACGGAACGGGCAAAT